CCGTCCTGGTCACGGATCGGCTTGTGCACGAGCTTGACCTTGATCGGCCAGATCTCCTTCTCTTCAGCAGCCGACGCCTCCGCCGGAGCGACCGGCTCAGCCTTCATCGGCTCGGCGTGCTGAAACCCTTCCCTCGCGACAGGCTTATTCATCACCACGTCCCCTCGTCGCAAGTGATGCCTTCCCACCGGACCCTGACCTGGCCATCCCTGGTGTTGGCCTCAAACCCGGCTTTGCATATCGCTTGTCCCAGAGTGTACTGCTTCTGGTTGGCGAGCTGGGCGGTGACCGTGACGTTGACCTGAGCCTCAAGGTCCTTGAGATTGAGGTCAGGCATCGTTGAGACATCGCCCTCAATGTACGGCACACGCGGCAGCTCTTGATATCCATGGACGCCATCCTGACCTGCCAGCATGGTTCGCTCGACCACAGCCGGCGAAACCGTGAAATTCCCGCGCAGCGCCATCTGGTTGTTGTTCACAAACAGGTAGGCGATGCCCGCGATGCGGACTGCCATGACATTTCTCCTTCAGTGTTTTTTGGAAAGTTGATCAGCCCACCGCGGGCATGATGCCGGTGACGCCGACCGGGCTCGGCGCCGCGATCAGCGTGTCGAGGCCGCGGTCGTACTGGAGCCTGAACTGCGCCAGCACGGCGAAGATGCGGAGCTGGTTGATGAGGCCGGGCGGGTAGAGCACGTTGAGCCTGTTCGGGTCGTTGGGGTCCCGCTCCACCAGGAGGTTGTTCGCGAAGTCCACCGAGTCCTGCACGAGGCCGTTGAACTCGTCGATCGCGTACTCGGCGATCAGCTCGCCGCGGATGATGCCGGGGGTGACGATCGCCTGTCCGGGGCCGAACCGCGTCCCGTCGTCGGCGAGCTTGCACCGGGCATACTTGCTGGTGATCGCCTGGCGCTGGTTGCGCAGGAGCTTGGCCAGCGTCGCGAGCGTCGTCACCAGCTCGTAGGCGTCGTCGCTCTGGCCATAAAGGTTCTTTTGATAGGTCGTCTGTTCCCGGGCGATCATCGGCTGGTTGTCGCCGCCTGCCTTCTGGATCGCGAGGCCGTTCTCCGCGAGGCCCTCCAGCTCGACGAAGTCGAAGCGCGACTCGAGCGGGGCACACTTGATCTGGTTGAGCGACAGCGTCTGCAGCGGCCGGCCCGGGTCGTTGACGAGCGCGCGCTGCGCCTTCGCGGTGTAGGCCGCGACCCACTCGAAGCACGGCGACGGCGACGCGACCTCGAAGCCCATCACCGAGATGACGCCGGAGTTCTGGGTGTCGCCCCACGTGACGAGCGCCGAGTAGGTGCCCCGCTTGGCGGAGAACACGTGGCCGAAGAGCTGGCGCTGCCATCCCCACCGGCCCGTGTCGGTGAAGCCGTACTCCTGGTCCCAATCCATCAGCGTCGTGCTGTCGGTGTAGGGCACGGCCACGTACTCGAACGGCTGGTCGCCCATGGCGGCGATCGCCGCCGTGAAGTCCGGCACGCCTGCGCCGCCGGTTAGCTGTCCGGTCGCGGGAAGCGTCAGCGTGACGCCGGGCGGGAGGATCTCCCCGCCGATCGTCCCGTAATAGTTCACGCCCACCGTGATGTCGTTGCCGTTGATGCCCTTCCACAGGCAGTGCAGCGTCACGATGTTCGTCGCCGCCGTGGACGCGACTGGCAAGTCGAATATCTCGTTGATCGCGGTGCTGATGTTCGTCGCGATCGTGTTCGTTGTGTCGGTCGAGCCGACGTTGACCGGGACGTGGATGCCGCCGATGTAGAGGTGGATCGTCCCCGCGTCGGTCGGCGGCGTCGCCACCGTGACGGTGCCGGTCGCCGCGGTCGCCCCCACCGGCTCGGGCACGCCGATGCCCCACACCTCGTTGCTGAAGTTGTTACTAAAAAAAGCCTGAAACATGCGGCTGATCTCGGAGCCCTGCCCCCAGTGCGCGTCAGCTTGCGCCTGGGAGCCGACGGCGACCGGGACGTTCATCGCCGTGTCTCCGCCGACGAGCGCGGTGCCGACCATCAAGGCGCGCAGCCCGAGCTGCGGCAGCCCGGCCTTCGACGGGTCCACTTCGACCCAGTACAACGGGACCTTGATGTCCGCAGGTATCTGCGAAAAACTGATGGGCATTTTCCAGCCTCCTTATGTTGCGGGTTTACTCGGACGCGGAGTAAGAACGGCGCGGCGCCGGGGCGGCGGCCTTCTCCTCGGTCACCGACCCGTCCGCGATGCGCTTCCTGGTGAACTTGTCGTTCGGCCACTCGACCGAGCCGGTGGCCGGAAACCCGATCCCGTTCGGATGCTTCAGGAGGCGGCGCATGTCGTCGTCCCTGGGCATGACGCGCACGCGCGGATACCGCGGCGTGATCCGGGCCATCAGCTCCTGGCGCGCCTTGATGCGCTCCTTGCGGATGGCAAAGCCGCTCTCTGGTTGGTCGCCAACCATGTTCGCTCTCCATTTTGTTTGAGGGGCCGGCAGGTCAGCCGGTTTGCGAGAAGTCGTATTCGACGGTCACCGTCTGGGTTTGCGTCTGGTCGAACCCGCTGGGGATCGCCGTCACGACGATCTTGTCGAGGAAGTCGTTGATGACCGGGGGCCAATAGGTCCGGTACTTGCAGTCGATCTCGTATTGCAGCTCCGCGGTCGGCGTTTCGTTGCTCTTGCCGACGTTGCCGTAGATCATGCGGCGCGCGCCGAGCGTGACGCCCTCCAGCGTCGTCTGGTCGGGGTTGGCTGAGCTGCAGAAGCGGATGAGCGGCGCGTTCGACCAGAGGCCGTTCATGATCGACCAGAACGCCGCGTCGAGCTTCTGCTCGGCGATGTCCGGGTCGTTGTTCGCGATGACGATCGAGAACCCAATCTTGACGATGTGGATGAAATTGATGGCGCCCGCGTTCGGGTCGCCGTCCGGCGTCATGCGCTCGTTGACGATGTAGGCGCCGAGCACCGGCAATTGCGCCGGCAGGATCGGCTTGTAATCGGTGCGCCGGACGGTGAAGCCCGAGAAGTACGGCTCGAGCGCGCCGAGCAACATCTCGCGCAACACCCAGCCGACGCTCTGGGTCTGCGTGATGCCGTTCGGCAGCCTGACGACCGCGTTCATGTCCAGGAGATCGTCTCGGACATCGCCGTGGCCATGCGGTCCTCCAATTCCCTGGCCAGGCTGTCGCGCAGGATCGGCCGGCTCGACCGCTTCAATTGGATGTAGTCGTTGATCTGCTTGAACCTCTTGGTGGTCCCGACGCGCCGCACCCGCCGCATCAAGCGCCGCTGGTAGAGCGCCGATTTCTCGGTCTCGAAGCGCGAGTGCGGCCGGAACAGCGTCTGGACCTTGGTCGAGCTGGCGCGCCAGCGCGACCGCTTGGTGGCCGGCTTCCTGCGGTGCACGTCGTCGGTCTGCCAGTCGGACATTTCTTTCGGCATCTCGACGCCGCCGAAATAAGTGATGCGGCCGATCATGGTGCCGATCGTCTTGATGAAGGCGTCGGCGCCCTCGGAGCTGATCGTGAGCATGTCAGCCTGCCGTCTCGATCTTGCGGAGCTGCAGCGTCGTCTCGCCGCCGCCGTTGTGGAAGACGTCGATCACCTCGTGGTCGCCCAGCTCCCCCATCGCGCCGGTGTCGGCGGGGATGAACACCTCGTCGCCCTGCTGCGGCAGGACGAGGAACTCGGCCTCGCGGATGTCGAGGATCGTGCGGTGGTCGGTCACGACCGACCCGTCCTCGGCGGCGACGTCGATCTCTTCCGTGTCGTAGATGCCGCGCGCGGAATAGGCCCCGGCCCCGGGCTGCGAGGCCTTCGGGGTTACCGTCACCTGGCGCGCGAACATGGTGAAGTTCGGCAGGTAGAGGGTGGTCGAGAAGTCGACGCCCATCGCCTCACACCTCGTACCGGATGTAGTGGGACAGCAGGTTCATGACCTGCATCTGCGTCGGCGCGCCTTTGCCGCCCATCGCCGCTTGGAGCATCTGGACGGGGTCGTGGAAGCCCACTCTCGCCTGTTTGTGCGACAAAAGTTTTATGCCGCCGATGCTCCCGAGCTGGGCGAGCAGCTTGCTCTGCACGTTGAGCAGCGCGCAGGCCTGCTTGAGCGGCGCCGGGCACTCGCCCGGCAGGTTGTACCCGCCCCAATAAGTGACGACGACGGGCTCGACGAACGGGCCGGCCACGCTGGAGAGCTTGCCGGACCCGGTCTCGACCTCGTAGGTGCTCGGGTCGAGCACGGTGCCTTGCGGGGACTCGACGCTCTCGACGTCGCCCGGCTGCACCGGCCACTGCGAGAGGAAAAGCCGGTGCGCGTCGTTGCGGAGCGCCGTGCCGGAGTAATAGGGCACATAATCCGGGTAGTAGTATCCCGGCCACGACAGTTGGCAGCCGAGCCCGCGCCACTCCTCGCGGACCTCCTCGCGCGCGAAGGTCCGGTTGCAGTACCTCGC